TACTTGTCGGTGGAGACTGCGGGGAGGATTCTGATATTTGCGGAATCTGCACATGAGCAGGTAAGCGTGGCTACATGTGTAACTATTCTAGAGAACCCTTGCAGAAATTGCAAGGGTTTTTGTTTTTGTAATTGACAGTGTAACTAGGTGTGGTAAAATGGCATTTTAAACTTATTGGAGATTGTAATGCCTAAAAAGAAGGACTTAGTTGGAATTGTTTTTAGTGACCTTACTGTAATATCTGAGGAATTTGGTAAGAAAGAAGTTACATGGAATTGTCTGTGCTCATGTGGGAAGTATACTTACGTAACAACAGGTAGACTTAGAAGTGGTAATACAAAGTCTTGTGGTTGTCTAAAACAGAAAATTTTAAAAGAGAGAAACACAACACATGGTATGAGTAATCTTCCAGAATATAAAAATTGGAAAGATATGCTGAAACGTTGTTTTAACAAGAATAACAAGAGATATGAGCTGTATGCTAAAAAAGGTATAACTGTCTGTGATGAGTGGGTTAGAGATTTTAAAGCATTTTACGATCATATTGGAAGTATGCCAAACAGCACAGAAACATGGACAGTTGGTAGGAAAGACAACAATCTTTCTTACATACCGGGAAATGTACAATGGGAATCTTTAAAAACACAAGCACGAAACCATGCAAAACAATCTAATAACACTTCAGGGATTACTGGAGTACAAAGACAAGATAAAGTTATAAATGGGCGTGTATACACATCTTGGGTTGGAGTTTACACAAACGAAATCGGAAAGAAAGTTACAAAATACTTCAGTGTGAACAAATACGGAGAAGATACTGCAAAAGACCTAGCAATCTCTTTCAGAGAAGCAGGTATAGAGGCATTAAAGAACTTTGGTATTTTCTATGCTGAATCACATGGAACAGATATAGAGGAAATATGGCAGAACAAATAAAGTTCGGGCCAGCTTCTGAAAAACAAAGGCTGGTTCTACAAGATAAAACTACAGATGTAATTCTTGTAGGTGGTGGTAGATAATTAGTGCCTCCACTTTAAAAACACTTCTCTAAACAGGGAAACCCTAACGTAAAGACGAGGGCAATCCTGTGCTAAATAAATGCCAAGAGACTATCGAAAGCACGTTATAAACGGAAGCAAGTAGAGTAGGGAACAAGCGTTCTCGAAACGGGAAGATAAGAGTTAATCTTATAAGATATAGTCCGACACTTATTGAAAAATAAGATCAACTTAGCGAGTTGTAAACAGAAAGGCTGGTGGTGGTAAGAGTGCTGTATGTCTAATGAAACAGTTAGATGCTATTCACGATCCATTATTTCGATGCACTATTTTTCGTAGGACAGCTCCAGAGCTAAAACGGCAGGGCGGGCTGATAGATGAAAGCAAGAAAGTATACAAGCATTTTGGAGCTATATATAAAACACAGGCTCAAGAGTGGTGCTTTCCAAATGGAGCACAAGTAAAGTTTGCTGCTATTGCCTCAGATGATGATTTAGGTGGATGGCAAGGTAGTCAGCTAACTAGGGTTTTGATAGATGAAGCTGGTGATGGTTGGAAAGAAAATCAAGTGTTATTCCTTCTATCCCGTATGCGTACAGCAGGCTCTAACATACACCCTCAGCTCATTATGACAGCAAATCCAGATTCGTCAAGTTTCTTGAAAAAATGGGTAGACTTTTGTTTAGATGAGAATGGTGTACCAAAGCCCGGAACAGAACATGTAATAAGATGGTTCGTTGTATTAGAGTCAGTCGTTTATTGGGCAGATACAGCAAAAGAATTATTTGAGAAACATGGTAAAGAACGTGGAATGATTTTTGCATTAGGGTTAACTGACGAGGAATTAAAAGAGCATCATCCTAGTTTGTTATTCATTCCGAAATCATTTAGATTCATTCCAACTAATGTTTTTGATAACCCTTATCTACTACCTCCAAGAAATAACTCTTATCTAGCTAATCTTCTAGCACAGCCAAGAGTGAACCAATTAAAATATTTACATGGATCATGGACGGCAAAAGCAGAGGGTGAAGGTTACTTCAAAAGAGATTGGGTTAAAATTGTAGAATTCCCTCCAAGGAATACTGTCAAGATTGTACGTGCATGGGACTTAGCTGCTACAGAAGTTAGTGAGGCTAACCGTGACCCCGATTGGACAGTGGGTGTTAAAATGTCCAGAGATAAATTGGGAACATATTATATTGAGGATGTTGTTAGATTTAGAAAAAGCACTTCAAACGTCTTAGAAGAGATGATTAAAGTAGCTAAAGCTGATGGTATCGACGATGTTGAAGTTGTAATACCGAGAGATTCAGGTGCTGGAGGTAAAGCCGCTAACTTATTCTTTGTAAGAGCACTAACTGAGCACGGTATCACAGTTAAAAGTTCACAAATCTCAGGACACTCCGGTAAATTAAATCGCTTTCTACCTTTTGCTTCTATAGCAGAAGCTGGAGGGGTGTGCATTGTTAGAGCTGATTGGAATGAAATATTCTTCAATGAACTTGAAAACTTTATTCCAAATAACAGGAATCAAAAAGATGACGTCGTCGATAGTACGAGTGACGCCTTCAATTCTATAGCCAAATCAATACAAATCCCAACATTTGTATTACCAAACTATTCTAAACAAAGTATTTCAAGTAAATTGAGTACAAATTAGCAAATAATTATTGACAAAATAATTATGCGATGTAATATGTTCAAATAAAAGGATTATTAATGGAAACTGACAAAGCATTGCAGCCAGATTCTGATTCTGTAATCCCTCGTATTAAACTGTCAGAGTCTGGCACAACAGGGCTGGCAGTTAGTAATAAGAAAATTTACGAGGAAGCTAACAGGCTTTTTCAATACCCTCAGTTCGTTAAAGTTGTCAATGAAATGCGTAATGACGCAACAGTGGCAGCTAACCTATTAGCATATAAAACACTAATTGGTAGAGTTGACTGGAGCGTGAAATATCCTGTAGGAGCTACAGAAGCACAGATTAAACGGGCTGATTTTATTGCATCCTGCATGAAAGACATGGAGCACTCTTGGAGCAGCTTCATTACAGAAGTTACAAGCTATCTAGAGTATGGCTTTGCCATCCATGAGAAAGTATTTAAGCGTCGTCTTAAAGTAAATGGTTCAAGATTTAATGATGGTCTAGTTGGATGGAAGAAACTAGCTCCACGTAGTCAATCTACTATCTCTGATTGGAAGTTTTCTGATGATGGTAGAGATTTAGAAGCTATTGAACAAGACCTACGAAATATTAATAGCACAGCTAAGTTTACTCTGGCAGATGCTGGTAATTCAAAAGTAACAATCCCTCGTAAGAAGTTTCTACTGTTCACTTGTGATAGTACAAAAGAAAACCCTGAAGGTAGGTCACTACTAAAAGGTGCTTACGTAGCGTATAAGAAACTAAATCTACTGCAAGACCAACTAATGATTGGTGTTGCTCGTGACCTTGGTGGCGTACCTGTGTTTTCAGTACACCCTCGCTACTTAGACCCTAATGCAAGCCCTGAAGATAAAGCGGTAGCAGACTCTTTCCGACAGATTGGTGAAAACCTTACAACTGGTGCTCAAGGCTCTGTTGTAATGCCTCTATTGTATGACCCTGAAAGCAAACAACCAATCTTCAAGATGGAATTGCTAGAGTCTAAAGGTGGTAAAGCCTATGATGTTCCAGCAATCTGTAAACAACTTCAGGATGATATTGCTGCTGCTATGTCATGCTCAATATTACGACTAACAGGTAACTCCCCAGATAACTATTCAGTAGGTACTGGTAAGACTAACCTAATGGCATTACACCTAGCATACCGCCTTAAAGAAATCTCTGACGTAATCAACAATGATTTGATTCCTCAGACATTCGCTTTAAATGGTTGGAATGACACAGAATTTCCAGAGATTGTATTTGGCGACTTTGATCGTCCAGCAATGGAAGAATTCTCTAAGATGCTTCAACGTGTAGCTTCTGTAGGTATGGTAGAGTTTGATCGTCCAACAGCTAACCTTATTCGTGAGTATATTGGTGTACCTATCAAACCTGCTGATGAGGAAATTGATAAAGAGTCTCTAACAAATCAAGGTAATGGTGGTTCCAAGTCTGGTCAAGGGTTTGCTTCTCCATCTGGTGAAGGTACTAGAAAAACACCTTCTGGTAGGGACAATTCGAGTGACAATGTTGAGAACAGCGCATAGAAAGTTATAAATGATTAAGAAAAATAGCGTAATGCGCCTTACAAACATGGCGTATGACACACCACATCTTATCACAACCCACTCCTTAGATAAAATGTTATCTTACCTAGACCTTCGCAATGAGGGTTTAGTTCCTATGTTTATTAAGGATAATGACGACGATTCTACATCATCTGAAGAGAAAAGTAAACTAGATAATGGATTTGGTTATGTAAAGGTAGATGGAGCTATCACCTACAAACCTGTAATAGGAGCTTGTGGCGAAGTTAAGGGCACATCTTATGTTGGGCTACTAAACTCTGTAGAAGAGCTTGTTGAAGAGGGTGTAAAGACCATTGTAGTAGATTTCTCTACCCCCGGCGGGATGGCAACGCACAGCTTCCAAACAGCATCCGAGATTAGAACACTAGCAGATACGAACGGTGTAGAACTGGTAGGGTATGTTGATGAGATGGCTTGCAGTGCAGGTTATCTATTAGCATGTATCTGTGATGAAGTGATTGCTAACCCAGATGCTATTACTGGCTCTATTGGTGCTGTAGTTGCCCTTACAGATGTCTCTAAAGCAATGGATAATGCTGGTGTAAAACGAGTATTCATCACGTCAGGCTCGAGCAAAGTACCTTTCGCAGAAGATGGTAGTTTCAAACAAGAATTCCTAACAAAAATTCAAAAAGATGTTGATATGCTGAATGATAAATTTGCAGAGCATGTTAGCAAATACACAGGTTTAGCTGTTGAAGATATTAAAGCATTAAACGCTGAAACTTTCAATGCTGATGAAGCCTTAGAAATCGGTCTTATCAATTCTATTATGACCAACTCAGAATTTGCAGCATATATCTCTGCAAAACACAAAGCAAAAACTAAAGGAGCAATTAATGCTTGATCGTCTTAAGAAACAGTTAGGTATTGTGGATGCTGTAGCTTCCCCAGAACTAGCTGAAATTCAAGAACAACTAGCACAGCTACAGAGTCAGTTTGAAGGTGTTCAAGCTAATCTATCTGATGCTGTAAATACTATCACAACTTTGTCAGCCGATAAAGCAAATCTTGAAGCTGCTCTAGCAACTGCTATTGAGCATAGTCAGAAACTAGAGGCCGATGTGAAAGAAGCTGCTGAGAAACAACTAGCAGCAAAACTAGAAGCTCGTAAAGCAAAACTAGAAGCTACCATTGGTAGTGAGAAAGTAAATGCTGTATTTGAAGCTACTAAGGAATTAGAAGATGCTGCTTTCAATGCTGTTGTTACAGCGATGGCTACATCTGTCGAAGTAGAGGCTCAATCAGAGCTATTTAAAGAAGCAGGCGTAGCAGGTGATGCAGAGCCAGCAAAAGAAATGACAGCAGAAGAACGTATTCTTCGCGCTAAATACAACGTTAAATAAGGAAATAAAATGTCCGTAATTGCAACAGATTACAGCCACTACAGCAATCTAGTTAAGAAAAGTGACAGTGATTCTACTGAACTCTTTCATGACGTTATCACTGTAAATGAAGCTGCTCAAAAATCCTATGTAGTTGGTACTTGTCTTGGTAAAGTTACTGCAACTGGTAAATGGAAAATTGCCGTACAGACCGCAGCAGATGGTTCACAGAACGTTCTAGCAGTTGTTGTTGGTGATTCCTTCGGTACTGCTGCTCCATTCACTGTAGCCGCTACTACTGATACTAAAGTATTGGCTATCACTCGCGGTAAAGTAGTTCTAAGCAAATCTGCCCTAGTTCTTGATGCAACCTTTGACCTAGATGCCGAAAAACAAGCTGTATATGACAGTCTAAAAACTGTTGGCATTCTTGTAGACGCTACTGTTTAATTAATAAGGAAAATAATAATGTTAACTCGTAGTTTTGGCGCTAATGGTCAGTTTCAAATTGCTGACTGGACAGAAGAACTTAATGTAATCCCAAATACTTATACCACTATTCAAGATTTTGGTATTTTCTCAGATGAGCCAGTAGCTTCAAGTGCTGTTACTTTTGAAGAAACTATTAAAGACAGCACTGTAATTGTTGACCGTGTTCGTGGCGATCGTCATAACCAAAGTAAAGATTACACCCGTAAACTTCACTCATTTGTTATCCCTCACTTCAACATGGACGATGCAATTTACCCTAAAGATTTGGTAAATGTACGTGCTTACGGTAGCGCAGATGAAGCTGAAATGCTAGCTAATCTACGTACCCGTAAAATGGAACGTATCCGCCGCGCTTGGGATGAAACCTTTGAGGTAGCTCGTGCTCAGATTATCACTGCTGGCACTGTATATGCTCCTTCAGGTACTGTTACTCAGGATTGGAATAGTGAGTTTAGCTTTACCCGTACTTCAGTAGACTTCGTATTTGGTACTGGTAGCACTGAGATTCTAGACAAAATCGAACAGTGTATTGCTTCGATTCAAGACAATGCTGGTAATGGTCAATCAATCAGTGGTGTTGTAGCATTCTGTTCACCAACTTGGTTCGCAGCCCTAATTAAGCATCCTAATGTTAAAGCTGCTTATCAGTATTACAGCTCTTCACAAGAGCCTCTACGTCAACGTCTAGCTGCTGGTAACAGTGCTTCTGTTGTACGTCGTGAATTCTTCTATGGTGGCGTTCAGTTTGTTGAATGTCGTGACAAACACAATGGCGTTCAAATGATCCCTGCTGGCAAAGCTTACTTCGTTGGTCAAGGTACTGATGCTTTCAAAATGTACTTCTCGCCAGCAGAGCGTTTCGGTCTAGTGAACACCCTTGGCGAGCAAGTGTACTACTTTGAAAAAGATGCTCCAGATGGTACTAAGATTGAAATCGAAACTGAATCCAACTTTGCTTGTGGTCTACTTCGTCCGGGATTGATCGTAGAAGCGACGACCAGTAATTGACCTTAACTAAGGTTAAAGTTACAAAAGCTAATTAAGACACTTTGTAGAATAAATATCTACCAGTTTCTTTACAAAGATGCCCCTCCATTAGGAGGGGCTTATTCACGTTACCTTTCACTTTCTGAGAGATAACATGAATAAGGAATTTATAA